GAGCCGCCTGGCGCAGGGAGGAAACCTGGGTAAAGACCGGACGCTGCGCTTCAGGCAGAGACAATGCCCAGTTGCTGGTGCGGATCACGTGGCCTGTCGGACGTTCATACACCATTGCGTTATCCACGTACATCAGGCCGTGAATAGCATGCTCATCAAGCAGATCAATCAATTGCAGCGCCTGAGGCACGGGCAGCGGATCGGATTCTAAAACCTTTTTTGCCTGATAATCATACAAGTGTGTTATGCTTAAACAAACAAAAATTAGAAGGTTTAACATGAAAAAAGTATTTGTGTATCATCGTGTTAGCTCGGATCAGCAGCTCGACGGGTCAGGTATCGCACGCCAAGCAGAACTATTAGAAGGCTACTTAGAGCGTACTGGCATTTGTGCGGAAATGGATGATCCAGCCCCAGTAGTACTATCGGATCAAGGTGTCTCTGCCTTTAAGGGTTTAAACATCTCAGAGGGTGAGTTAGGGGCATGGATGGAACAAGTACGTAATGGTATGTGGGATAGTTCTATATTGGTAGTGGAATCTATAGACCGCTTTAGCCGCCAGAACCCGTTTGATGTGATGGGTTACATCAATGCTCTAATGGTACATAACGTAGCTATTCATGATGTAATGGCTAACATAGTTATCAGCCGTAGCAATTCTAAAGATCTGCCTTTTGTGATGATGAATGCTCAACGGGCATATGATGAATCTAAGTATAAAAGTGATCGTATTCGTAAAGGGTGGGCGAAGAAACGCGAACAAGCATTCAACAAAGGTACTATTGTAACTAATAAACGTCCTCAATGGATCGAAGTAGAAAATGATAAGTATGTGCTTAATCATAAAGCGGCAGTAGTTAAAGAGATATTTGCTCTTTATCAAACTGGCATGGGATGCCCTACGATTGCTAAACAACTTCAGAAAAAAGAAGGTGAGCAATATAAATTTAATCGTCCGTGGACTGGTGAGCTTGTACATAAAATTCTTACTAATCGCCGCGTAACGGGTAAGATTTTCATTTCTGAAATCATCCGTAATCATGATGATATTGATAATCCTGTAACTCAGAAAAAGTACGATATGGACGTGTACCCTGTAGTGATTAATGAAGAAGAATTTGAATTAGTACAAGAATTGCTAAAATCACGTCGTCCAAATGCTGGACGAGTTACTGTCAAGAAAGACGGACAGGAAGAAGTACTGATTAAAAGTAATTTGTTTAGTGGTATCGCACGTTGTACTGAATGCGGCGGTACAATGTATCATAATGTGGTTCGTGCTAAACGTACACCAAAGAAAGGCGATCCAAAAATCGAGGAATATAGATACATTCGTTGTCTAAATGAACGTGATGGACTTTGCGAAAATAAAGCTATGACCTATGAAACAGTAGAGCGTTTTGTAGTAGAGCATTTATTAGGTATGGATCTTAGTACTGTAATGAAGGAGCAGGAATTTAATCCTGAAATAGAAGTATTGCGTATCCAGATTGATCAAGCTATGGATCAGATCACTAACTATGAAAATGGTATTGAACGCCGTAAAAGTACTGGTAAGCCTATATCTTTTGAAATGCGTGAAGAACTGGATGATGCTAAATCAGAGTTAGAGAGATTGTTAGCACGACAGGCTTCATTAGCTACAGTACAAGTAGATGTGCCAGTACTACAGGATGTTAACGTTACTGAATTGTATGATGTGAATAACGTCGATATACGCACACGTTATGAGAATGAACTGAACAAGATAGTTTCTATTATTCGTCTAAAGCGTAATGGTACATCTTACACTATTGATATTAACTATAAGCAGAACGAGGTGAAAAGGCATGTCCTTTTTATAGAGAATAAGAAGAAGGAACAAAAGTTAATCAGTGAGGTCATCATTGAAGATGTTGATGGTACTAAGTTCTATTACACACAATCTTTCGTAATTAGTTTTAAAGATGGTGAGATCCGTTTTCAGCAGACTAAAAAAGATCTTTCAATCATTGATTACTCGCTATTGCTGAACTATGTAGATGCTGTAGATCGCATTGATGCCGTAGGTGTTTGGATGCGTAATCAATTCAATTTTCTGACTTCTAACTAATCTCCACATTTCAACGTGTTTTTGATGGTTCTCCACTAAATATCTATACGATAACTTAGAAGGGGGAACCATCATGAACATTTTAATAGAACTAATCACATTCGTTCTTTACATTTTCGTACTATTTCCACTTTATATAGTCTGTACAATCATCCTCATGATGCTATGTACTATAGCACTCCCATTAAAGATACCAGCGGTGAACAGAATGCTAACTAACTTTCTGAAACGAGATTGATGACTATGGTATGATCTATAGGAAACTTCATATAAACCTGGATGCGAAATAAAAAATCAGGTTAATTTTCATTGCCGATTTTTGGGACGATTTGGGGAAATGTGATATAATATAGGTATAACAATAATCTTAAAGTTGATGGTGCTACGGGTCGAAAGCAAAGCACTAAATCCTATCTATATAGAAGAAACCCCTAAGCGGGGTTTCTTCTATCATAACTGATGGTTTCGAATTTAATTTGATAAATAATACGTGAGCAGCAAATGCTTAGTATCACCGTCGGGTGTAAAAACGCTTCATGTAATCTCCAAAAGATACTAACCCCACAACGGAATGTGGGGTTTTTATCGCATTTGAAAAACGTAATAAAGAAATCATTATAAATAAAAGGAATCTTGAGAATGGCACGTAAAGCATTTAAAAGTGGATCAGAAATTAAAAGTAAAACCATTACAGTACGTATTACCGAAGAACAACAAGCCTACATCGATAAGCTAATTGTACAAGGTAAAGAAAAAAACAATGCGGCTACTTTACAGTATCTAATAACTAAACACATGGCGTTATTTCCAGAAGGGGAATAATTAATACGGTTGGGTACTCACCGCACAAGAAGACTAAAACCGCCCGAAAGGATTCGGCGGGTATTGATAAGGAAGTCAGAAAATGGCAAGGAAACTTAATCATCTAACAGATGAACAGAAGAAACTAAGAACTAAAATTCTAACCTCACGTAGAAATATGATTTATCGCGTAAACAACGATCCTAACTATACCAATGTTACTATATGTGATGAATGGTTGAATGATCCAGAATCATACTATGAATGGCATTTAGCTAATATGGTTGAAGGATGGGATATTGATAAAGACATTCTTTCTGGTGATTCAAAAATTTATAGTCCCGAAACGTGTATCTTCACACCACGTGATGTAAATCTAATGAATAGAAAATCATGCGGTAAGTCTGGTTTGATGTTCAAGGGTATCATGAAAAACGGTACTGGTTATTGTATGAAAACAACGTACAACGGTACTAACATTTATGGTAAAACACATCAAACGCAAGAAGAAGCATATGCTGATTATTTACAGTTCAGAAGTGAACGAATGGAAGAGTTCATAGTGAAGTACTCAGGACATGAACAACTATGTGAGGCACTAAAACATGATACACAACAATGTTTAGAACAAGTCCGTAGTATTCGCTAAAATGAAAAGCCCCGGTAAATGTCACTATACCGGGGCTTTGATAGCAAGGAAATATTAATTGAAAACTATAACTATAATCTTCAAGGTATTTATCAATGACTAAAAAGAAGGAACCAGACCAACTAAAGAAACGTGGTCGTAAAGAAACCGTACATGACAATAGCGATCTAAGAAGCCATTTAGCAGGGGTTCAGAACTTGAATCAGCTAACCTCATCGGCCTATAAGGTGTTGCGTGAGACAGTGGCAGCAAGGGCAGAAGCTAACAATAGTAACAAGGCATACAAGAATAAAGACGTACTTTTTCTGATAACAAAATTAGGTCAAGTAAGCCTTGATAGAGTAAAGACAGTGATAGATGAATCACCACTATTTGATCAGTCAAATTACAGCCACTCAAGCGTTAAAGAGTACAAACGAGTCATCACAGATGTTTCTGTTGCGTTGCTGGGGCTACAGGCGGCTGGTGATCCTTTGCGTACTGATACACCAGATGGTGAAGCATTCTATACAGGGCATCAAGTGTATGAACTAAGACGCATGTTAGATAAAGGTGTGACTAAGGCAGAGTATGAAGAACTGGTAAAAAAATTTAGCAACCCGAATTAAGACATCTATCACCTCCTAATTCGGGTCTTGCTGGCTTAATTCGGGTCATTTTGACTTAATTAAGGGCAGGAATGAGGAGTTTAGTATTATTTCTGTACTAAAAATGGCCTTTTTTGAGTCTTTTTTAGACGTTTTTGCCCATTTCCCGAATTAAGACAACTATATTACATATTAAATTGGCTTAATAACGGGCAAGTGAAAAGACCTAAAGCGGCTGACGCCCGAATGATCATTCGTCGTGAACTCCTCATGATCATTGAATCGGGAAACTTGCGTTTTCGCCCGATGGGGTCGGACTCAATCGCGGCGGTTCTGTTTCTCGCTTTGCTCGGTCAGTAACAGTACTTAAAAATACTGTTGTTGGTTGGGCCTTGGGCCTAAAGTATTCGTAAGTAACTACGCGGCTACGCCTTGTGTTGTTCGTGTTGAACTCACAGAACATGATTAAGTACTGAATAGTAAGTAGTCCCTTTGCCTGGGTCTAGTAGGAGTGCCCTGTAGGAAGTTAGCAATATATACTCATACAGATCGTCGTAATGTTCATACGTATTGATTATAGAAGGAACTAAGAGGCATAATAGATATATGGACATGGGTTAGTGAGAAATTATCATGATTGAGTTAGAATCAATATTAAATATAGAAAATGACCTTGATTATAAAGTTCACTTTGCTGTTTATAACTATGAAGAAGAACCTCTTGATACATTCCTTAGAGATAAAGATGAATGGCAAGGGTGGAATGAATGGCGGAATGGAAGGGATGATTTCAACAGGCAGTTTATTTTCAGTTTGATAAGATTCTATCCCCAAAACAATAGGTGGTTGTTTGGAGGGATATATGAAGTACTGGAACGCAATCCTGATAGATATAGGGTTAGATTAGTAGATAAACATAAAGGTTTAATAGGTAGGTTATTAATAGACTATCCAGGTCCTGGAGCACGTGGTAGATCCTTTCGTTTTGAAAATCACTACTTTAAGATGAAAGTGGCAGAAATATTTGAGAGTGAATATAGTGGTGAAACATTTCGTGGTTTTGATCAAATTCAGCACTCATTTGAAACTTTAGAGCATATCATTAAAAAACAAAAAATGGACTGGAAAAGAGCATTGTTGAACGTCAAAGGTGTCTATCTAATTGTTGATAAATCTAATGGCAAAAAATATGTTGGTTCAGCATATGGTGAACAAGGAATTTGGTCGAGATGGGAAAACTATGTATATACAGGGCATGGTTGGAATGAAGGGTTATCATTACTGATTAAGGAAACTGGTATAGAATATGCCAGAAGGAATTTTCAGTTTTCAATATTAGATTTTTACTCTATGAGAACAGATGATCAAATCATTATAGATAGAGAGACATACTGGAAACGGGTTTTATGCTCAAGAGAATTTGGTTACAACAGGAATTAGTAGTAAATGGCTGTAGAGATAGAACACTTGGATGTTTTGAATGGGATAAATGAGTAAGAATAAAACTGCCCCGTGAGGGGCTTTGATTATTAACAGAGTGATTATATTGTAAAAATGATGAAAGTGAAAAGACCTTGTAATTATCGTACAATGAAATCCCTAATTGGAGAGTTTTTATCGAAAATTTGCTTTATATAAGAATCCAATTCAGAGCCTACTTGTAATGCTCTGTTTTCAATTTCTTTGATTTCTTGTGAGGTTATATCTATTGCTTGTTGGTCTGCTTCAAGTAGAGAACCAATTTCAGCTCTAGTTACTAGATAATCCATATAAATCTGATGATATTGATTAGATATATTTTTTAGTTTGTCAAGGATATCTTGAGCATATTCAGATAACTTGTAATCGTTTCTTGTTATAGAATTTAGCTGATTTATAACTAAGTATGAATTATTAAAAAACTCTTCGAGAACAGATTCCATTCTATTTGTCATATCCGAAATAATTTCAGACTCTGGTTTTCTGTCCATTAAAAAGCGGTTTAAATTACGACATAATGTTATTAAGAGTGTTCTTAATATTATATTTGATGATTTAACCTGTGAGAGATCTTTATAAACAGCTTTTTCAATTAACCCATAAACTATATCATAATGTTTTTGGGCCATCCAATCAGGTGCTTTTCTAAATGCCGCAACGGCTACAGCTAACGTTCCTAGTGTACCTATAGCACTGAACCAATCACTGATGCTTCCTATTTCCATTTTGCCTAACCCAGAAAATAATGCGTAAGTTAAAATTAATAGTGATAATATTAAAAGCAAACCAACTAATGTTAGTAGTATTCTTAAACTGATCTTATTCATTATAGTAACTTAGCTGTATGTGAACGAACATTTTTACTTTACCATTTGAAACGAATTCATGTACACTCTTTACCTCACGCCCCCCACGGTGGGTAGGTTTGTTAAAGGTGTGGGTGTGGCGTGAAACTAAGCTCAAGTTATCTCAACCTTCTGTCATAGTAGTGAGAAATCTACACATGTAAGAAAAGCAGTGATAAATTCAGTCAATGAACAATTTACTGTAGTGCTTCATAATATTATTATGCGATGCTCTTACAGTTTTATATTTCTCACTAATTTGCCTATCGTATTCAAAGCTGTTTTTTAATCTAAAATGCGTCTCATCAGCACCAATTGCTAAAGCCTCACCAATTTTATAAGACAAAGATAAATGAGAATCAATAATTTGTATGAATTCGTCATTGTTAATTGCTCTTAACCCCCATAGCTCCATTCTTTCCAACACTGTACGTAAGTTTATTGTGTTCTTTCTATAACATATTTCTCTTTCGGAAATACTATTCCATCGTTTTCTGAAATTTTCAGAATCACCTTGTTCATCTGGATCGGTATTGATTAAATTTTTAGTATCACTGAATAAATAAAATGCTTCCTGCTGTAATCGACAGAATTGCTCTATAAGTTCATCTGCGAACTTAAATTTTCTTTCATTAAGCTTCGGCGAAAGCCAGTCCTTAGCATTTCTTGCCGCGTAAACAGCTACAATAGCCATAACGCCATTACACGCCGCACTAAACCAATCTGAAATGCTGCCAAATTCCATTATATCTCCCTATGAAAGTACCAGGCATTCTAAATGCTATAGATAGTATACTATCGTGAAAAACATTACGCATTCATATCTTCTCTTAATGTTTACAAACGTATCTGAATAAGCATGTACGCTTCATTCCCTTAATGAAGCGTACAGAATAAAGTAATATCATTCGTAGATGAATTGTAACACTGATTTTAACTTATGCTCGCATGTTGGGTTTAGATTTACATCTCCATCTAAATAAGCCTTAATCCTTTTCCAAGCATTAAAGGGTTTACCTCCTTCTGATGGAGCATTTCCATCAATAACAGGATCCCATAGGAGATGTTCAAATGTATCATCTACACGATGTACATTATCATCACCAACGATTTCACTTATTTTTATATTCGCTCGGTAAGCGTTAATTGCTGATAAATTTTCAATTTCCTCTTCCGTCATACCTTTCCTGTCAGTATCGTGAACAACCTTATAAGGTATATTGAGTTTTGAAAGTATTCTTGCGATTGCTGGAATTGTCCATTTGCCGCCTGCGGAAACGATAGTTGTATCTTTAATAAGATTTTTATCTATATTTAACTTATCACATAGTTCAGAAGCAAATCTAAGTATCGCGACTTCCGTATCACCTTCAACAACTACTACACGTTTTGCGAAAAATGCTTCACAGACGGTTGGGTGAAAATCTAATGCGGCTCTGAGCATTTCCCTTTCGTTATATTCGGCATCAATGTGGAATATAGAATCATCTATTTCATGGACAGTTCTTTTCCCTTCATGATTGTCTTTTATTAACTTCAATGAAGAAGGGTTTTCAGCGATATCGATTAAAAATGGTGAATGTGTGCTAACAATAACTTGGCAAGCAGAGACAGATGATTTCTCTCTAAGTTTATCTCTAAGTAATCTCATTAAATGAGGATGAATATATAGTTCTGGTTCTTCGTAAAGAATTAGTGTTGAACGTTGTGATTCTGTTACTTCGAAAAGAGCATTTGACTCGAGCAAGGCATAAGCTAATGCTCTTTGAACACCACTTCCTTGATATTCAAGTTGAGTTTCTAATTTATCTTCTATAACTAACGTCGCGGCTTTCATCAAAGCAGCGTTGATATCTATTTCTGTTAAGCTCAACTTTACCTTAGATTTTAAATCCATGACTTGATTAAGTGATTCAGTTATGGATTCCATTAGCTCTTGAAGTCCTTCAATCAGTTCACCATCTAATTCACCTTTCATTTTTTTATGTAGTTTGTCGAGAGATGAAGTGTATTGTGTGAAAGAAGAATCGGCTTGAAGAACAGGGTAAACTCTATTGGAAAATAGGAATCCAAAAGGTGTCCCTTTTTGAGATTTTAGATCATCTTCAATTTTGAAACATGCTGGAATATATAAAACATGTGGTAAGGCTTGCTGTAGGCTATTTTTAAAATTGATTCCTTCTGAAGTCCAGCATAGTTCTGATGTAACTTTTTCTGGATGTCGTTGTTTAATCAATCCAACCACATCATTTTGCATTTCTTTATATGCTTTGCTGTTATTACAATCAAGTTCACGGATTATATCTAATAGCCATGGGATGTTTCTGGCGGCGGTTATAGATGTTGTGAACTCATCTATTGACTCTTTGCTGTAGTAAGCTTCATAACTCGGAGCACCCATACATTCATTATCGTGATCCCATTTGGTTCTTACTCTAATGTTTAATTCACCGTTGTGAATTAAGTTAGATATAGCTGGTTTAGACCTTTCTGCATCCTGTATATCTGAAAAGGTACCAGTTATGATCATTTCATCATTACTGGCTATACGAAATGGCCAATCTTCGGATGTAGGATTTGTTGTATCAACGAGGATTTTAATTGCTTTGAGTATTGTTGATTTCCCGATGTTATTTGAACCAATTAATGTAGTGAAGTTCTCGAGATTAATAGATGCAGAAGAAATGCCTCTGAAGTTTTGTATATCTATACGAACGAGTTTCATAGAATAACCATATCAAGCAAAGGGTTCTTACAATTAACATAACTTAAAATGTTATGCACTAAAAATTACTGAAAATGTGATATGCGTTGATTGTTAAAATTATTACTTGGCTAATAATTAGTTTTGGTAAGTATATGGGATATATCCTCAGTCTTTCTGTTAATAGATTGAGTGATGCGTTAACTTTCAGTGTTAGGTGTGAGATTTAGATTCTGAATGAAAAGTTAATCATAAATAGATTGTCAGGGATGGCTGAAAAATTCGTTTTATTTTAACAAGTCGATAAGGTACTCCCTGGGCATTTTAAAGACCGCGTAGATTTCGACGCACTTTGTTTTAAATATATGTGAAAAAATAATAAAGAGGCGAAACGTTAAACAGATGAATAAGAACATTAGTATGAATCAGCTTGCGAAGCAGTACGGTTATAACGAAAGCACAGTACGCGAATGGAAAGCACAAGGTATGCCAATTGGTGAAGGTACTGAAGAAGCTGATACACGAGCATGGATAGTACAGAATGTAATTCTACCATTACGTAATACCGATACACGCGAACAAATAGATCAAGAACGCCTACGTAAACTAAAAGCAGAAGCGGCATTATCTGAACTTGAATTACAGGTGAAACATGGAACGGTAGTTAGTACTGAATATCTTGAACAAGTACTAACTGAATATCTATTTCAAGTTAAAACTGCAATGAGAGCAATCCCTTCTAAAACATACTTAGAGTTATTCGCACAGACAGACGCAAAAGATTTACGAGATATATTAAAAAAACATATTGATAGTACTTTATTCCAGCTAGGAAGCATGGAATTTGAACTACCCACGGATGAAGAAATATTAGAAGATGGAAACGAACAAGAAGAAATTAACGCAAGTACTGATGAAAGTACTGCCGACGATACAGCCACCGAAGATACAGAAAACAAGTGAATGGATTAGTAATGGTGTAGTTAAATTTGTTGACGGGCCGAATATGGGGCTTGATTGGGTTCCATTTTCCTTCCAACGCGAATGTATGGATATTGCTCAACAAAGAAGTACTAAAAAGATCGTTCTACAGTCATGTTCTCAGCTTTTGAAAACCACAGTTTTACAATCCATAGCATTTAACCTAATGGCAAATGATCCATGTAATTTTGCTTTTGGTAGTTCTTCTGAATCTGAAGTGAAGAAATTCAAGGATGGTAAATTTCTGCCAGCTATTGAAACTAGTGAAGCACTAAGCCCATTAGTAACAGACAAGAATGATAAGAACGCCGCGAACAACGCGAAGCAAACACAAATGGTAAACGGTACTTTTGTTTACTGGCTTAACCTTAATACACCTGGAAACCTACGCGGTATTACTTGTCGTGTAGTTCTACTTGATGAAGTATCAAACGTAGGTATTACTGATGAAGGTAATCCAATTAAACTAGCAGAAGCACGTACTAGTACTTTCGGTGATGATGCTCTTGTAGTTATTTCCAGTACCCCATTATATAAAGATGATTTGATTAACAGTGAATATAATCTATCAGATAAACGCCGTTGGTACGTCACTCACACATGCGGTCATGAATATACATTTGAATGGGAACAAGTAGCATTTGATCACAAACAGTTAGAGAATGGACGTTCAATACCAGACAGTACAACTACCCGTTTAATTTGTCCTCATTGTCAGGAAGAGATAGACGAGCATACACGCCACCAAATGATCGATAACGGTAGATGGATAGCTACTAGTACTGATGGTGATCCGGGTGTAGTGGGCTATCAAATATCACGTATGTATTCCCCATTGAATACAATTTCTGAAATGGTTAGTAAGTTTGCCGATGCTCTTTATAATTTTAATCTTCAAACATTTTATAATAATGAATTGGGATTACCCTATGAAGATGAATACGCAAAAGAACTAGATATACTTCGATTGGAATCATTACGTGAAGATGAATTTAATCTACATAAAATACCTGAAAGTACTTTAGGCATAACAATAGCAGTAGACCAACAATTAGATCGCTTGGAAGCTACTATATTAGGCTTTGATGAAAAGAACATTTACGTGCTTTCTCATGAATTCTTCTATGGTCATGACTGTACCAAGATTGAATCTCAAGCATGGAAGGACTTAGATCAGTTTTGCCGTCAAGATTTCCGAAGTGTTGACGGTCGCATAGTACCTACACTTGCCGTATTCGTGGATAGTTCGAACGGTAACGCTACAGATACGGTTAAGAAGTTTACCGCACGTTGGGCTAAGTATCATCCTATTAAGGGTTCTAGCAGTACTACAAGTGACTTATTCAAACAGAGTACACAAGCCGGATATAAACTACAGATCCTAAATGTTCATGAACAAAAGAATACTATTCGTAAACTTTTAAACTTGATGCTCAGTACTGAAGCAGAGAACGCACCAATACAATTACGCTTTTCCAGTACTCTACCATCAGATTACTTTGAACAACTATCTGCCGAAGAGTTAAAACCTGCTGGTGGTAAATTAGTATGGCGATTAAAGAAAGGGCAGAAGAGAAACGAGGCTCTAGATTGTCTGGTCTATGGAATGATAGCAATCGTATATTCCCAATCACAATTAGGTACGCAACCGTTTAGAAAACTACGCGAACATAAAGCCAAATCATTACCACAAAAGATAAATAAACCAGAAGAATCACAACCTACCCAAAGTAACAGACGTTCTAGGCGTGCTGGTGTGGGTTCAAACTGGTTTGGAAAAACGTAAAATGATAAGGATATCCAATGGCAATTTTACCAGAAAAGATTTATATGGTTTCAAACCCATATGATTACTCTGTAACAATTCCTGCTAAAACACTTTTCGTTATTTCATATGTCAGTACTGGTAATTCAATTACATTAGATAACAGTAATAGTGATAGTGAAGGTTCATTTACTATCACCTTTGAAACTAACGTTGCTTCAGAAAAACTATTCTGTACAACTATTACTAATGGCATTGCCAGTACTTCCCAATGTGAAGTAATCGATCCAACTAAACATACTGAAGAATACGCACGTATTCGTAAGATGATTGAAGAGATCGAAGCGGTAATTGAAGCAAAAATACAAGGTGGTGCTAACTACAGCATTACAATTAATAATAAAACTCTAGTTAGTGAGTCATTAGCAAACTTAGAAGCAATCCGTGCTCGTTATATTGAACGTGCTAATTCTCTATGGGCTAAAATGAATGGTCAATCTACATCCGGTTCAAGTAAACCATTTAAGAGTATGACTGTCTTCCGAGATCCTAACTATCCAAATCGTTGGGGTACTCGCTAATGTGGTTTAAGAAAAAACAACCAGAACAACCAAAACCAGTACAGAAAACTAATGAAGTCCGTGAACATGTTGGTAAAACATTACAACGTGATTTAAACCAGATTCGTACAACTAGTAATGGTGTGAATGCTTTCGGCTTTGGTGTCGGTACTAACTCAGTAAGTATTAATAACATCATTAAATGGCATTTATCAGAATGGCGTAATCAATCACGTGACGCAACACTAGTAAACCCAATCGCACGTAAGTACATGATGCTTTCTGTAGATGGTGTAGTAGGCAGTAATGGTATCTATGTAAAACCATCAGTAGATATTGATGTTGATGAAGAAACCAAACATACCATTAACCAACAACTAGAAAAACTATTTGATCGTTGGGCTTATGATGCTAGTAAATTCTCTATTGATGGCTCAATGACTTTTGATCTATTCGCACAGGTACTAGAGAAACACCGCTGCCGTGATGGTGAAGCGTTTGTACGTATTCATAATTTCAACCGCTCAATCAAAATTGAAATTATTGATTCTGCTAGATTGACTCAATTGAATAACGCAGTACTGGCAGATGGATATATTAGTAATGGTATTGAATATAACAAGTACCGTCAACCTGTAAACTACTATTTCGCTAAATATAATCCAGTAACATATACATATGATGCTACTAGTTATGAAGTTGTACCAGCAAGTGAAATCCTACATTACTTTGTTATGGATGATGGCACACAGGAACGCGGTATACCGGATCTAATTGCCAGTACTAAAGTATTAGCAGACCTAAAGAACTTCCAGGAAGCGGCATTACTTGCTAAACGAATCTCAGCCAGTGTAACCACATTTATTACCAATAATGGAAGTAACAATGAATTAGCACTATCTGAAGGTGAACAAGATACAGCGATTTATAACGAGTACTTAGAGCCTGGTGCTATCTTTGAATTAAATGCTAATCAAGATGTTAAATCGGTAGATCCTCGTAATGGTGTTGACGGCATAGCAGAATTCACAGATGTACTATTTGATAATATTTCAATGGGCTTAAACGTCACTAAGCAATCCCTAATGGGAAGTACTGCTGATGCGTCATTTAGTGCTGCGAAACTTGCCGAACGCCTACAAGCTACAACTTTCAGTACTAGAACTAATGTACTCATAAATAAAGTACTCAAGCCAATTTATACAGCTTGGTTAAAGAATGAAATGCTAAATAATAGTAAGTTGAAATTAAGTTTTTCTGATTTCGATGATCTTGTATGTGCTCGTTATATCCCTACTAAACCTATTTCACTTGATCCATTGAAGGATATTCAATGTGAAGTAGCTGCTATTGATGCTGGTTTGAAATCCCGTACACAGGTAATTAGTGAAATGGGCGGTGATCCACGTGTTGTACTTCAAGAAATAGAGAGTGAGAAAAATATGAACAAGGAAGTTCTAGATGAAAATCAAAAACCAGACGAGGGAATTAACCCTACCAACGGCGATTAATTCTGATAATCGTACCGTTGAAGTTGCTTTTTGTTCTGAAACTCCTGTAGCACGTGAAATAGAAGGAAAGTTATATAACGAAGTACTTCTATGTAATCCAGAAAATGTAGACCTATCGCGTTTGAACAATTCAGGGGCAGTACTTTTCAATCATGACCGAGATCATTTGATTGGCAAAGTACTATCAGCACGTATTGATTCAGATAAAGTAGGTCGTGCTGTATTACAGATTTCCAATGCTTCGGAAAAAGAATGGGAACAAATCAATGAAGGTGTATTAACACATATTAGTTTTGGTTACACAGTTTATGATTACCGTATTGAAGGTAACATTATCTACGTAACTCATTTTACCCCATATGAAATATCACTGGTAACTGTACCTGCTGATGTATCGGCTGGTGTTGGTCGTTCATTGATAAATAACAATGATGACAACCAGAAGGATATGATCATGGAAGATGAAAATGAAATTGAAAGTACTGAACCTGAAATCAAAGATGAATCAGAAGTAATTAGTACTGAAGTTGAATCTGAAGAAGAAATTACCGAACAAGAAGAAGTAGAAGAATCTGAAGAAGTACGTATGAGCGATGAAGAACTATTAGCATTAATGGCTAATCGTCCAGACTTGCTTGAACAAATGATAAATAAAATCGACGTTGAAGAACAACGCGAAGAAGTACAAGAAAGTACTGATGATTCTGAAGTAGAAGATTCTACAGAAGAAGTGGAACGTAAACGTGAATTGGAATCAATCGGCGTAGTTCTAAATATTGATGTGTCTGAAGCAATTGAAAATGGAATTTCAGTTGAGGACTTCAAACGCACACTAAATACAAAAACAAATCCTAATCATGATAAGGAAATCAAAATGGAAAAATCCGTATTAAATGGCCTAATTCGTTCACTAAGTGAAGGTAATTTTGCTGGTAAAACTGAAATCCCTGCGGGTGATTTCGTCCGTACTTCTACTACTGTTGGCGGTGCTGCTCTAGTTAAAGAAGTATACGCAGATTCTTATATTGATGTGCTACGTGCTCAGTCAGTATTTGCTACTCTACCTGTACAAGTATTCGCAAATCTAGAAGGTGAAGGTAATCTAGTTCTACCTAAACTATCTGCTGATTTCACTGACAACTTCGGTTATGTTACTGAAGGTGCTCCATCACCATCTTATAACGCCGCTTTTGAGAAGATCACTCTAAAGCCAGAAATCTTTACCGGTTCTGTTGAACTAACTCGTACTCTAATCAAATCTGCTAGTACTGCTGAACAATATATTCAAGATGCGATGGTTAAGGGTGCTGCTCTAAAACTAGAACGTCTAATTCTTGCTGATGTTGTTGCTAAGGCTCCAGAAGTAACCCTAACTGCTGCTCTAACCAAAACCGATGTTATTAGTGCTCTAGCTACTCTAGCTGCTGCTAATGTACGTGTTGAAAATGTAGTTGCTATTGTTCATCCTACTACCGCTGCTGTATTGCGTACTACTCTAGATGGTTCTAACACCGCTGCTAAGTACTTGCTACAAGGCTATATGGGTGACGGTATTCTAGCTGATTCAGTACGTATTATTGAATCTACTCAAGTTGCCGCTGGTGCTATTGTGTTTGGCGATTGGTCAAATATCATCATGGCTCAATGGGGTTCAGTAACTATGGATCGGGATGATACAACTCAACGTAACTCTATGGGTATTGTTCTACGTACTTTCAGCTTCCAATCTCATGCTCTAGCACACGATGAAGCATTCCTAGTACTAAACCTAGCTTAATACAGGTATGACAAATGAAAGCATTTCTTAGTAACTCGCAAATAAAGTCACTACTTAATGCTTTTGGTGAAAAGCTCGTCATTGTTCAAGATGGTGTATCAATAACGATTACCGCAATTTTTGAACAAGACGAGCTTTTTTTCGATGATAGTCAAACTACCGTAACATATTTTAGTGCCAAGTCAGGAATTAAACTAAATAGTACCTTCACAATTGATAACACCGAATACCTAGTAAATAGAATAGATGATGATACAAGCGGTATCTCTAACTATCACTATATTCGCAAGATCGATTTAGAAGAGGAAGTATAATATGTTCACGGCAGACTATACAATAAGAAAGTATTTGATTAATAAATTAGCAGTAATTGTTAATCTACAATATCCATCAAAAGCAACAGTAGATGATACCACAATGGTTTATATTGGTGATTCTTCAGTACAACGTACTCAGATAGCCAAAGCAAATCAAATTGTAAACAATCAAATCGTACCATCAACTATCAGAAATTTATGTGAATTTCGAGTTGAGTTTGTAGCTGTCGGGCAATCATATAAAGGTGCTTCGGATGAAATAGAAAAGATTCTTGAAGCACTTTATACATCTGGTTTCTTTGATGAACTAAACCAGCAACTTCCAATGCCATTATTCAATATCCGAATTGAAGATAGTCTAATGACTTCCCAAGCCGAAGCCACGGAAACCGCATATGTTCACACGCAAACACTATCTTTTAGCTATGGGGAATAATTATGGCTCAAACATTTTTAGGGAATCTAACTACAGTATGGATTAATACCGATACAACCAACGTTGATCCAAATGCCCGTACTTTTGTTCAAGTTGAAAACCTTTCAGCGTTTCCAAGTTTTAGTGAATCAACTTCTGTTTCAACTGTAGAAACATATAATAGTACTTACACCTCTAAAGTAGCGGGCGATAGTTCATATGGTGATATGACTATTCAAGTTAACTACGTTCCAGGTGAAAACGCCGTACTTGATTCTGCTGTTGATTCTCAGCAGTTAGTACAAGTCAAAGTAGAAATGCTTGATGAAGGTTCAAACGATACTACCGTAAACTATGTGCTTTATAACGGGTACTTATCCAGCGTATCAGATACGTCAGATATGGATCAGGTTGTTACCCGCTCATACGTCTTCACACCAGAAAACCAGGTATCAGCAGGTATTCTTGATGAATCTGTAGTTGAACTTTATCGTGGCGATTGGGGTGTTGGTTCGAACGGTAACGAGTTCCCAAGCTATCAAGGCCGTGATGGTAACTCATTCGTTAAGATCGCAGCAGCCAACGCACCAACAGGTGTTGATATGTTGGGTATCACTAACCTTGATGGTTCTAACGGTACTCAACTGGTAATAAACAAAACCGGTACGCCAGTACTGAACATCCGTAACTTCTCATCAGCAAGTAACGGGGCATGGTACAAGATCTACACCAGTGCCGATAAGCCAACATTAACAGAACTTGGTGCGGCAGCCGCTACAGATCTCAGTAACTACGTACCAATCACACGTACTGTCAATGGTAAAGAACTTACAGCTAACATTACTTTGGTAGCAGCAGATATTAGTGATGTTTACTCTAAGACCTACATTGATTCAAACGTAGTTCCGAAAGTATTCCAGTTAAACGGACACGCATTATCAGGAACGGCGTTGAACTTGGTAGCCGCAGATATTCTTGATGTATATTCACAGACTCAGGTTAATAATACCTTTGTTGCTAAAACGGTTACTGTTAACGGATTACCATTAAGTAGCAATATCACTCTAACGGCAGCACAACTAACTGATATGGCATCATTGGCATTTAGTAATAGTACTTATGTACCTAAGACGTTCTTAATCAATAACAAGCCATTATCTGGTACTAACATTCAATTGGTAGCAGCAGATATTAGTGATGTATATTCCCGTACTGAAAGTAACGGATTGTTTGCGTTACGTATCACTACGATTAACGGTTATGCTCTTAATAGTAACGTAACCTTGAACTATAACGATGTTGGAACGTATTCAAAAGCACAAATTGATGCTAAAGATGCCACACTACAAGCGAATATTGATACCAAAGTTACTATCACTCAAGACCTCCTAGCAATAAATAACGTAGAAGATACTTTAGAACTTGATATGTCTGATGGTAAACGTGTTTTCAAAGCAACACTAACCGCAGCAGTAACACAACTAAGTGTAATCAATGCCAGTGGAAGCAACTTAAATAGCCAAACTATTACTATGTGTTTAACACAAGGAACAGGGGCAAATAAAATTTCATGGCCTTCTAATGTTATTTGGTCTTATGGTCGTGAACCAGTATTAACCTTTACTCAGAACTCAATTGATGTAATTCAATTCTTAACTGTCGATGGGGGGAGTACCTGGTACGGCTCCTTACTAATGGCGGATCTACAAGAATGATAAGAAAACAAAATATCAGCAATGCCCAACAGATGATTGAAGGGCATTGGAAATTTTTAGAACGTAATACGGGTTTAGTTAATGACAATAAAACAGATCACTATGTACTAAACCTTCAGAACGTTCTATGTAACAACAGGCACTTTATAGCGGAAACAGGATGGGAAGCACAGCCGGACGGTGACGCAACTACAGAAGGACAATCCTTAGCAATCCTTGGTGCTATCTATTCGTATCAGGCAACCAAAGAACCGTACTACCTACAACGTGCTAAAGACTTTTTCAACGCCTATCACATGGCGTTCTTCCGTGGTGTAGCGTTCCCCGATCCACCTAATGGTTCACTACGCTGTAACTGGATCTGTAATGGTAAGGCTCCAGTACTGGCACATTACCCATTAGATCCAGAGTATCCAACTCATGGCGGGTTCAAGGGCGTATTGTTCACATGGACGAACGGACAAACACAGATACCTCATGGTTCACCTAACTACGGTGAATACCTCGATGCTGTATGGTTTGCCTTTCCAGAAAGGGCGGGTCTTGGTTGGAACCAGGTTAACGCAACCGCCTATGCCTGGTTAGCCAGTGAAGATAGCATTGATTGGGATACCAAAGCCCCTACCTATGATGTTGACTGGATTGTTGACCGTACAGGCCGCAAGGTAGATAGCAATGGTGATGTACTGGCAGAAGGGCTAACAAGCCAGATCGGTACAGTCCAGCTCAAAGACACGTCTATAAACGGCAATTATCGATTCAACTACGCCACAAAGAATCCTGTATCAGAGGGTGGTTATCTTATGGGGCGTAATGAACGTTGGCACAACAGGCCAGTAAACGTACCTATTGATAACTATGGTTCGCTTGATTTCTCTGATAACGCATCAGATGCTGAATTGTGGTTCTGTCAGGCATGTAAATTACTATGGGATATTACAGGCGAACGTATCTATTACTTAGCATGGCAGAATTCACTAATTACTTGTACTGGTTATTCTGATATTGATAAATTTGATATGTTCTTTCGTAAAAGTGCTATTGCTTTAACGCCTTTTACAGATGGTATTTCATATGATTATTTCTATCCAAGTGATCAAGTAGCATCATATTCACGTGATTCAGATGGCTACATTGTCATTAATCAAAGTGCCTCAGCACAAACAACACTTGAACAACAATCTATATGGTTCAAGTTTAATAATAGTTCATCATTCCATGTTGAATATAGTGGTGTTGATACAACTGGCAAGCCGTTAAGCCTTGCTGTAGCAATGACAGTTAATAAAACAAAAACAGAAGATGGTGCTATTAGATACCGTTGTGGTTTACCCATTACAAATACTGATAATAGTATTATTTCAATGGATATTCCAATGAACCATTTTACCCGTATTGCTAAACCTGATGGTGGACAGTACTTAACCGCAGATATGCGTATGATTTCCGATTATGGGGATAATACAGTAACTTCACTTCAATATGTTTCCGGTATCGCTGGAACGTACTATGACAACGTGATTTCTACTACTATGGATTCTGACGGTAGCTCTACGGTAGGTTTCTGGATCTTTGATGATGAAACACAGGACTTAAACACATTCACATACAGAACATATGCTGATGATTTTAATATCCGTATTATTGATGATCTTGGTTGGCGTTGGTGGGCTATGCTTCCAGCAAGTAACGGGGCATGGGTAACACAAACGTTTAATGTACTGGATTTTAAATTAAGTTCATATCAACCGGATCATGAAGAAGGTGATGAACAGCCAGGACAACCAACGCTAACAGGACGTGAAGAGTTTACACTTTTACTTGATACCGATCCGGTTGATGGTGTCTCAGGTCGTATTGACTGGTATTGTGTTAACGATTTGCCAGCACTTTATAATGATGGTGGTACAGGGGATTATTCAGTACTGGTTTCTCTAACTTTCAACGATAGTACCAGTAGTGGATATACAGCACGTTTAGGTGATTGTGTAATCCGTAATTACATGCTTGATAGTCTTTCATATACTCCAGGACTAATACCATTCAGTAACATCACAGATCCATATGCTCAACTGTATTCCGGTTGGCGTGGTCTACCTTATCCAGGTTATCAACTACCCGCTATATGGTGTTTCAAAGGTACTACAATTGATCAAACCAGACTAAATAATAGTATTAAGTTCCTATGTGATGCTCAGGACTGGTTTACTAATAAATTTCATCCTACTTTACCTGGTCCTTGTGCTCAGGCTTATGTATGGAACCGTCAGGACGCATTAGCATATTCACCAGATGGACAACCGGATCAATTCATTATGCAGCACTGGTATGAAGAAGCATGGTCAGGTTATGAACCTCGTGCGTTCTTTGGTGGTTGTGATGTAGTCCATGAACTATATCAACGTGGTGATTATGCTATTCCACAGAACATTATTACGTACTGTCAAAACTGGATGAATTACTTGAAGTGGTTCATGAAAAATAATGATGGTCACGCACCAACACGATTTAAAGATGATGGTGAAGTTATCTATGATGGCTTTACGGGTCATATGTCTGGTTTATGGCTTGCTGGTGCTTCAATGATGGCAATAGCAGGTTATCCAGATCACGAATTACTTGATTTACTATTCGCGGAAATTCAACAGAACTATAATGTAGTTTCAGCTAATCACGTAATGAATGGTGGCTGGTCATCAGCTATCAGAAGTGGCACACCAACAACACCACAGAATAATTCAATGTTCTTTGGATTCTATACAGGTGAACTACTAAGAGGTTTAGCACTTTATATGAAGTACTACAACCAACATATATAAATAAACAGAAGGGGTATCAAGGAATGATGCCCCAAATATATAAAGGAATATTAAACATGGCTTTTAATTCTATTTTTGTAGGCAATAATGTCAAAGTGGAAATCGCAACTGCTCCTACTGGTGGAGGTCAGGCAACTACCTTTACTGTTGTTGAAGAAGTTGGTGCTTTTCCATCAGCGGCAGGTGCTGAATCTAACGTAGTTAGTGTAAACACTTTCGGTCAACAGTACGCTAAAAAATTGCTTGGTTCTCGTTCAGTACCGGATCTAACACTAACTGTTAACTGGAAACCAGGTGCGACAGGTCAAGAAATGCTTGCGGCAGCCGCAGCAGCACAAACCCTAATTCAAGTTAAAGTTACTTATTATCAGAACATCGATGATCAAGATGGTGCGGCTTATTACAGCATCGTAAACGGTTATGTAAGTTCAGATGTAGTAAACGGTGATTTTGATGGTGTGGTAACTCGTGATTTCGTAGTTTCTGTTACTGGTGCTCCAATTGCGGTTGGTGAAGTTACTGGTGCGTAAGTACTAAATACTACAAACCAACTAACAAGGATAAAGCGAAATGGATTTTACTAATCTTATGACAGCTATTGGTGTGAAGTTAACACCAGTAGAACTAACACCAGAATGTACCGTATACATCAAACTACCATCAATTACCCAACACGCAGAAGTTTCAGATCCATATAAAGCGATCTTCTATTGTGTGGTTGATGAAAGTGGTAAACAGATTTTTGATTCACCTGAACAAGTTGAACAGAATGTTGATTTAACAGTACAGCTAAAACTAAATGCCGAGATCGGTAAAGTGTTTGCCAAATCCTTTAATGTTGAGGATGTAGAGGTAAAGTAAGACGCGATCCGATTCTCAGACTATCACTATCTTTATTGTATAACAGCGGGTGTAGTGTGGATGATCTCTACACTATGCCCGTTTTGCTTTTCTTCTACCTATTAGTATTCAAAGAATCGGTTGATCCTGATTCATCGCAAATTGAACAAATCAGGCATACAGAACTACTACAAGCAATATGGTTAAGTACTGGCAACATCAAGAAAGAAGATATACCGAAATTTAGTATCTATGAACTCGATTCATTGAACATCATTTCAAATAAAACCTTAGCTGAACAACACGCAGAAAGGGAGAAGAAGATCGCAGATCAACAAAAAGCAAACATGCTTAATTGGATGGGAGTAAAGCCAAATGGCAAACAATAATAAACAATCAATGATATTTGAAATCACAGGTGATGAATCTGGATTACAAAAATCATTAAAAAACGCAGCAAATGATATAGGTGATTTTGGTGATCGTGCTGGCGGGGTGTTCGGTAATTTCAATACCGGATTATCAACCACGGCTAAAGCTATGTCTGGTTTTGCTGGTGCGGTAGGGGTCGCAGGGATTGCCATTGCCGCTACATTAGCCAACGTACAAGAACAATCAGAAAAGGCGTTTGAAGTCTTTCAGGCGGCATCATTATCACAAACGGGCATAGTACAGATTCAACAAGCGGCTAATATGTTTGCGTCCGTAGGTCTAACTATGGATCAAGTAGCCGATCAGATGAAAGATGCTAAGGATAAGTTAGGCGATGCTATCACTAATAACGCTGGTTCCATGTTAACCGATGTAATTCAACCATTGAAGTTGAATATGTTTGAGTTACAGAAAGCAGCAGAAAGCGGTGAAGATATTATTGCTAAGATTTACTATCAGGCTAAACAAATGGGCTTTAGTCAGGCTCAGATTGTACAGATGATGGAAACTGTAGCTAACGATGCTACTAAACGCATGACTGTATATAAAGAATTCAGTAGCGAACAAGAGTACCAAAATAGCCTTGCTAATGAAACTATTCAGTTAACAGCAGAGCAATCACGACAATTTGAAGAATATAGAACGGCAACTAATAATCTATCAAGAGCGTGGGATGCGTGGCGAAATTCAACGCTTGCCCCTGTTGCTAAAAGCCTTGCTGATATTCTTGATCTAATGACTAAGATACTCAACAGTAAGCCAGTGGCAGCAGCCGCAGCAGCTACGAGTAAGCAGGGTATACAGGCCGTACAGGAATACCAACAACAGTATCAACAGCAGATACAGAAAAACTCTTCTATCTATGGTGCTCAGATGGTAGAGGAACAGCAGAAGCAACAAGAAGCTAATAACAAAACCTTTGAGAATCTTTTAGCAAATCTTGATGCCGCACATAATCTATTAGCCAAACAACAAGAGCAATATAACAAGGGTTCAGATAAAAGCGTTATTGATTCAGCGTTGAAACCTTATCTATCAGCTAAGCAAAAGACACAAGCACAGATTGATACTCTTGATGCTACTCACCAACAACTACGAGCAACGATTAAAGATTCTTTAGTACGTGCTTACAAAGGTGATGAAGCGGCAATGAATGCCGATTTAGCTAAACTTGATGAAGGTTATAAAGCTAACCGTGAGAAGTTAGTAAAAAGCCTAACAGCCGATGAAGATAAAGCACGTGAAGATAAAGCTAAGAAAGATGAAGCAGCAGCCAAGAAAGCACAAGCCGCACAAGATAAAATTAATGAACAAACTAAAAGAGCAAAAGCATTATTAGAACAAACATTATCACAGATCGGTACTAATGAAGCTCAAATACGTATTACTCGTTTCAACTATGAACAAGATGAAATTGAAAAACGTATCAGTACAGCAGGTAAATTAGCTGGTAAGAGTGAAACTGAAATTACAGCTATGCTAGATCAGCAATATAAAAGCCGTGCGACTAAGTACAAAACTATGGTTGATGAAATGCTTGCTGAAACAGACCGTTTAAAACAAGCACAAAACATTGCCGCAATTGCCAGTGATCCAAATGCCACACCAGAAGCTAAAGCCAAAGCAGCGGCAGCGGGTAAGACATGGACAGGTGACACAGCAAGTCAGGGATTAGGGTATACAAACCCGTTAGACTTCTTACCAGATCCAACGAAAGTACAGCAAGTAAGCACTGAACAGCAAGAGAACCAGGATGGGGCTAAAGCTCTATACGATGCCAAAGTAATTGGATTCCAGGAGTACCAGGATCAGCTAACAGCGATTCAGGCCAACGCCGATATCAAGCGTGGTCGATTAACCGCAGACGCACTATCAAACACTTTAGGTATGTGGGCTACAGGTGCTGGTGATGTAGGAACTATCATGGCTGGAGTTTTCGGAGAGTCCTCAGCAGCGGCTAAGGCAGCTTTTGCCGTAAGTAAAGGTATTGCCATTGCTCAGGCAGTGATCAACATCCAGCAGGGTATATCCGAGGCTATCAAACTTGGTTGGCCTATGGGGATCGCCGCAGGTCTACAGGTAGCCGCACAGGGTGCTCAGCTCGTGAGTACTATCAAGGGTACAACTATTCAGGGTCAAGCCCATGATGGTTGGGATTCACTACCAAGTACTGGTACTTACAATCTTGAAAAGGGTGAACGTGTCGTAGGTAAATCATTGAACCAGGATCTAACTAAGTACCTCAGTAATCAAGATAGTGGTGGTACTGGTGATATTAAAATTGACGCACCGTTAATTATTAATAGTAATGGTCAGATTTCCGATGCTGATTTTCAAAAGATGTGTGATAAACACGCTGATACTATCGTTCAGGCAACACGTAAATCTCAGAAGAATAACGTATAAATATCATATAGCCCACATGGATTGTGGGCTAACTATTAAAGGAATAATAATATGTTAAATAACACTCTTATCAGTGAGTTCATGTTAACGGACAATATACCGCAATACCAAAACCAAACATGGACAGGTGAAACTATTACACGTGTGGTTGGTTCGCAGTACTTCACCCTTAGTTTTAAAGTAACTCTAAACAAAATAAATCGTGCTGAACTTGCTAACTTCTATGCTCTATATGGACAGGGTAGGCCGTTTGATATGTCTCTTGGTTGGTGGTCTGATTATAACGGTACTCAGGCATCACAAGTACAGGCAACAGCGGCAAGGGCAGCGGGGGCAACATCAATTGCCGTGAATGCTAATACACTTGAAGTTGGTACTGTTGTTCAGTTTACCGGACATAAGAAGCTATATCGAATCATAGCCAACACTGGCAACGTGATTACTATCTTCCCTGGATTAATCAAAAACGTCCAGCTTGGGGAAGTAATGAAATATGACAATATTCAAGGTTCATTTATTCTTACACCACAGAACGCAGCATATCAGATGCCAAGTACAAACATTATGGAAGTGACAATAAACGCAACCGAAAACATCAGAGGTTAATTTATGTCAATTCCAAGCAATGTACTAACTAATGCGGATCTTATCGCGTACTGGAATCTTACACGTGGTGATAATAAAACCGTTCTAACAGAAAAAGAACTCTATCAATGTGGGGTTATGGTTAAGTTGATTGATATTCTTCCAGCTACTGGAAGTAACATATATCTAACTGATGCCATAGCCGATCAGAACTATAATGGGATTAATTATAAGTCTGTACCTGATTTCCTTGATTCATCATTTGCTAACTATGTAGAAAAGAACCAAATCAACAATAACGGTACTTCATTGAAAGTAAGTAACGTAAGCCAGGATTATCTATCTATGGCGTTACGTGGTTTATGGAATGATGCCAAAGTTAATATCTGGATGGGTATTGTTAACCCAGCTACAGGGGGCATTCTATATGCCTATCGTATGTTTAGCGGTTACATTGATTACTTTAGTTCAGACTTCAACAACACAGCAGGTAATACCACAAATGAAACAACAGTAAATCTAAATTCATTGTGGAAGAAGTTAGACCAAACACAACGCCTACTATCCAGTACATCAGTACACCAATCATTACATACTGGTGATAAGTTCTTTGACCTAATTGGCATACTAAATAGTTCAGAACAATTCTGGAAGAGTAGTAAGAAATAATGAAAAATGGATTTATAACAGAGTACCTAAGTGGTTTAGTTGGTGAACCATTAGTGTACGGTACTAATGATTGTCATATCATGGTGCTAACAGTAATTGATATGATCACTGGCAGTAATTACCGTGATGAAATCTATCAAAAATACACAACACCAACAGCAGGTAGAAAATATGCTAAAGAAAACTGTAGCTATTCTACCTTACTTCTATTGTGTAAAGACAAAGGCCAATTAGTAACAGAGCCACTTGATGGGGATATTGTTATCTCATCAGGTCACAGTACTGTTTATTGGCGTGGGAAAGTCATAATTTTATCCGAGGATAAAAAAAATTATATCGTATCTCAATATATCCCAAATGAGAAAGACAAAATATATAGATTCAAAGGGGAATAACTATGGCAATAGCAGCAGTAGCCGTAGCTATTATCGCAGGGGCATCAGCAGCAGCAGCGGCATACGCAGCAGGTTTAGCTTTAGCAGCAGTAATAGCTATAGGTATTGGTACAGCAGCACTATCTTACATCAGCTCATCACAGATGATGAATGTAGGTCAAATGGGGGTATCGTACCCAAGTACGGGAAGCAATAACGCCCGATCAACATCGCCAAGTACCGGTATTCCGATCAGCTATGGCGGATCAAATCGTAACGCAACAGAAGTAGCATATAACAAGTTAGGCTCTATCGTCGTATGGCAGAACGTCTATAAAGGTACTTCAAACCAGTTATGTACGGTACATGCGATCAGTATCGGTGAAATCGGGCAAGTACCAGGGGAACAGTCACAAGGCGTAATCAAGCAGATCTATTTTGATAATGCTCCGGTGCTCATGGATGGTGCGTACATCACCACTGAGGGGATAGTACCTACCTCAATGATGATTGAGAAGTACCGCAAATACCTACAGATTGAAGTACGTTTCGGTAAGCCGTCCTACGGTGGTTCTATGACGCTTGCCCGTCAATATGGCGGTAGTCAATGGACTGACAACATGCGTGGTGATGGTCTTGTACAGATCTGTACCGTGATCAAGAAAACCAACGATTCATTGATTGACGGTATTCTAACGAACCAGAACTATACGTTATCGGTAGAAATGCGTGGACGTATGATCTATGACTTAACTGATAATGTACGTAAACCAAGTTCAAACCCACCAAGCCAACTATATGACTTTATCACGAATACAGAATTTGGTTTTGGTCTTTCTCCAAATGATATTGATATTACCAGTTTCCGTAATATGGCAAACTATTGTGCTCAGAATCATTTCTATTCCAATGGTAATATTCAATATGATAAATCCTTTAAGGAAAACATTGAAAATATTCTACAAACATTTGGTGGTGTACTTTATGAATCAAATGGTAAGTACTATCTAACCGTTGATGCTCCAGATATTCCAAGTGTACATTTTGATGAAACGAACATTATTGGTAGTGTGAACATCACAACGGGTTCTAAGTCTGACTATTTTAATACAATGGACAGTACTTATACAAACCCAGGCAATGACTATTCACAAGATATTATCCGTTATCCAAGTGATGCCATTAGTAACGCATCCATTGCTAAAGATGGTTATATTATCAAGAAGGATTTAAACTATCTTTGGGTACAGGATAAAAATCAGCTTGCTATTCTTAGTAACATTGAATTACTGAAATCAAAGTACATTACGAACACGATTACTTTCAATACCTATGTAACAGACATGAAAGTATATGATGTGTTTACAATTGATTTTAAAGAAGCTGGATTTAGTAATAATAAGTACAGATGTATTCAACGTACTGTACCAATGACCGTAGATAAAACAGGCATTATCCAGATTACAGCGATTTCATATGATGATGGTATATATCAAGGAAAAGATCCGGGACAATTCCCACAAGATGGATTGACCAATCTACCTAATCCAACATACGTAGAACCGCCAAGTAACCTACAGGCTCAACGCTTAGGGGCTACGGCATCAGGTAACACCGTTCTATTAACATGGGATTTATCACAGGATACAACTGTACGTGGTTATAAGATTCGTTATAAACGCAGTGATTCCAGTGTTTGGATCAGCATTGGTAACGTAGGGCAGTACTCAACGAGCTTTGAGATATTAAATCTTCTATATGGTGTACAGTACGATTTTGCTATTGAGGCGTATAACACATTAGGTTATTCATCCGATTTAGTAGCAATCTATAATCAAACACCACAAGTTATTTTTGCTCTACCGAAGATTACTAACCTTGACATGATGAATGATGATGTAGGTTTAAACCAGACGTATGCTCAAGATTTTATTTTCCGTTGGGATGATCAGGCTAACATAGCCGTAAATGGGAAAACATTTGCTGATTTCTTCAAACACTATGAAATTCGTGTGTATGACCGATACAGGAACTACATCACATCGTACTACACCACTACAAGCAACTGGACGTACTCATATTCAATGAATACCAGTGATGGCCTTAGCCGTTACCGTGTGTTTGGGATCATCGCTCATGGTTGGGGTACTGGTATCTATAGTGAAGAAGTTCAGATTGAAGTTAGTAACCCACAACACCCACAGTTGTTAGGTATCAATTTGAAGAGTGGTTATGATTCCGTGTTCATTGACTGGACTGAATCAAACGTACCGGATTATGCGGGGGTAGTTCTTCAAATCGCACTTGATGAAGGGTTTAGCTCAGGCTCGAAGTACTTTAGCAGTGCTAACCGCTATTCAGCATCGTTTGGTATTGAAGATGGTTCATGGTTCGCACGTGTAGCAGCCTATGACGTGTTCGGACAGGATGAACTGGTATGGTCGCCTACTATCGGTTTTAACCAAAACACGAAAGTACCGTACAGCAAATTGAACGAAGACGTTATTGATAGTCTACTTAACAGTGATACGGCTACTGGCATTGTTGAGAAACAGATCGTAGATGAACTTGGTTCACGCTGGCAGCTACAGGTATCAAACAACGGTAACGTAACGGGCATTGCCTTAGCAGCAGATGAAAAAACATCGGTGTTTACCGTCATGGCGGATCGCTTTAGCATCATCAGTACAGACAGTGCCAAGCTATCAGACAGGGTATATCCTTTTGTGGTTCAGGGGGGAAAGACTTATATCAACTCAGCGGTGATAGCATCAGCGAGCATCAATGAGGCAATGATCAATAACCTTTCCGTTTCCCGTGCGAAAATTCAGGATGCCGCAATCGACAATACGAAAATCGCCAATGCCGCAATCCGTAACGCCCATATCATGGACGGCGTGATCGACTCAGCGAAGATTAGCCAGCAGATACAATCCAGTAATTGGGATGGTGTGAACGGTTGGATGATTAACAAGAACGGTACAGCCAACTTTGGTAACGTAACTGTACGTGGGAATATACAGGCAACATCTGGTGTACTTAACAACGTTACTATCAATGAAAACTGTAACATTCTTGGTACTTTAAGTGCCGCACGTATCGTAGGGGATATTTGCCGTCCTCAATCGACGGGTATCAACCCTGTACCGTTTATCTTTGGTTCACGTACTGTTTCAGGTGGTCAGGCCGCATTAGATCCAGTAGCAAACCAACACTATATAGCGTTGCGTATTCGTGGTGAAGATTTTCCACGTTATTTTGATAGTGATTTATCAATTAGTTTAACCTCATATGAACGTCAATACTTCTATATTCGTATGGGTGGTGATGGAATTGGTTTAACTAATCTCTATTATTATGATGCTGGTAACGGTGGTAGTTCTACATCTTTCAGATTGAATTCTATATATGTTCCGCCTGTAGGTCGTGGTAACTGGAATTATATCTATGTGATGTGTACAACTTCACGTAGTGGTATTGCTTCACTTAATGTTCCTGCTAACTGGTCATCATTCTTATATCGTGCTGGTGATCAGCCTTTATATAATGCGTAATAAATACTATTACCAAAAATATAAAATAGGGAAGTACTAAATGGGTATGGGAACAATTCTTGCTTTGGTTATTAGTGGTTTGGTACTGATATATACTATTTTCCGTGACAATACAAAAGATACTAATGATTTATTAAGTCGTGTATCTGATATTGAAACTACCATTGCGGTACAAGATAGTAACATTACACGTCTAAGCGACGAACAAGACAAGATGAAAGAAACTTTGAGAAACCTTGAAATTCAAATTCACGAATTGGATATCAAACTTGAAAGGATTATTACTATTCTTGAACAATCAAAGCAGTAACTAAAAAGGGATAGTACCGTAATTGATACTATCCCTTTTTTTATTTGTTGGTGAGTCGTGCGATCATCGCGTTAACTCTATTTGGTGTCTGACGATACCATAAACTATCCTTTGCTTGTTTAATTGCTTCGGGATAGTTGGCATCTCGTAGTGCCTGAATCATCTTTTTAAACTTCATCGTTCCAGATAGGCCAAGCTGAAAAATCATGATGATCATGAAGTCATGCCAATCTTTGGGAATGGTTAGGTTTAGTTTAGTTAGCTGGCTTTCTGCTATAGCAATATCTTTTTCAAGTAGGCGAATTGCATCAATCTCAGTAATACCATTATTGAAATTCTCACCTTGTAGTACTTTATGCCCGAATCCTACGGTTAAGAATCCTTCTGTATCTTTATAGGGGTAGTACTTGTCATTGCGAAAGTATCCCATTTTTGTTTGATATGCTCGTGAACCCTCATAATCTATTAGTCGTGTTTTTATATCCATTGAATAAATACCTTATGATAATTTTTATAAGGTATTTATATGGAAGCATGGCAATACAACGAAGATTGGAGTGAAGAAGAATTAACAAACGGTAGTTATGTAGGTTTCGTATACTTGTTCCAATTTGAAGATAACACAAGCTATATAGGTAGCAAACAGATGTACAAGAGAGTTAAGGACATTAAGAAACTAAAAGATAGCTCAATTGAAAACGGGTGGCGTGAGTACAGTTCAAGTTCAAAGATAGTTAATTCAAAGATTCAAGAAGGTTTGAATTTTACTCGTACTATTTTGTGGGCTTTCCCTTCGATGAAAGAAACACTATTCGTAGAAACAGCACTCATCATTAATGAAGGACTAAAAACGGGAAATCTAAATCTTGCTGTAATGCATAAGGCGAGATTACCAAGTGGGAAAGATGCGGTACGTATCCGTGGAATCCTTCAATCGTTATATGAAATACTCAATTAAGGAATAGATATGGCTTGGAGAAACAGCAATAGCCCTAATGATATGAAGCGATTCATAAACAGGAATAGCCCAAAGATAGGACAAGAATTTAAGAAAGAATTAAGTAGCCGTATGCGTATTGTTACACAGCACATTCAAAGAAAGATTGATAATGATGTTGCGGGTGGTGGCGTCGCGTTTACTGGAAAGAGTATGTACTTTAACTTTAGAAAGATAAGTGAGTTCAAGTCAGTAAATCAAATCATCCTACTACCTAATCAAGCATCATATCTAAAGTACATTCTTGATCCAGCATATAAGAATGTTAAAGAAGGTAAGGTCATACCGTACCAGAATGCCAAGTTAACTAAGCAGGGTAACATTACACAACTACGTTCAAGAACCAAGACTGATAAATACAAAAAGGTGAAGAGCAGGAACGGTAATACGTACTTAATCGACACTACCAAGAAATCCTCAAAGCGTAATCCTAAACTGGCACGTGAACAGAGGGTAATTGGTTACTATGGTTCCGTTGGTAGAAAACCATTGTTTGATTTCTATGATGAAACCGAGAAGCAAGTAATAGAACAATTAAGAACATTACGCGGTACGTTTGATTACCGTTGGAGGAAGTAAGATGGATAACTTAGAAAATTTCCCATGTTATGATCATTCTGTACTAACAGATTTTTCTTTTCAGACAATACAACCTGTAAGTGTTACCTTACCATATGATAAAACACTATCTGGTAGTAAGCTCATAAAAAAGAAGGTTGATAAAACAAAGGGCGATTTAATCGTATATAGTTTTCATCATCATACAACACCTAAAGTAAATGAGGATGATGTATTGATGGTTGAACTACTAAAAGAACAAGTAGAAGTAAAGGTACTATTATCTTACAACCACATCTTTAAAGGTTATCGCGTAGTTTCTTGTGTTTGCCAAATACAAGGATAACATATGTTAAGTATTATCATGGATCTTATCAAATCAGGGATTAGCCTTTTTACTAAGAACAAAACCGAAGTTGAGAAATCTAAAGACGAACTTGAAACAGAAAAAACGAATGAAGCACAGGAAACAAACCGTGAAGAGATTAAAGCTGGTAGAGGCTGGAGATCATTCTTAGGATATGCCTGTACTTTCATTCTTGTGTATAACTATATCTTAGTACCTATCTTAGATTACTTTGGTATCGTTTTATTCTCATTCCCACTATCTGACATTATCAGAATCATCATTTTGTTACTTAGTGGTAACTAATTAGAAAGCCCCTTATGGGGCTTTTTTTTTGTTTTTTATGGTAAGTAGAGCATGAAAACTAAGTAATATGTCATTATTTAGATACTTGAAATAAACTCTTCCAAGATGTAAACCACTTGGCTGGTAACATTTGAGTTAGTGCGATATGATGATTATAGCCTATTGCTTGGAGCTCATAATTTTTCTTCCTTGCCATTCCGTTAACATCATCAAGAATTAGAATTAAATTCTCACTACTTTCGAGGAAATTGATATAGCTATTAATTATTAGCTTTAGTTCCTTATTTTTGTCAGGTTTAATTTCCAAACCCCAAACCTGAATAAGTTGCAGTTTCGAGTTTAAGTTTGTTATATTACTTTCGAATTCAATTAACAATTTTTTGGAAAGTGCTCTTAATTCATTATATGTACTATCTGTATTGTTGCGATCTCTTGAGCCAGAATGTTCGTATATCTGTCGAATACTTTGTTGTAATTCTATTGCCTTGTTTTTGGTATTCATTAAACTTGTTATACAGGAATTTGCCTCTTCAAATGCTTTATCATTTAGTCTTGAATTAAGCCAACCGCTAACTTTAAAAGCTGTATATATAGCTGCTGCTGCCATAAAGGTATCCATCACAGCTGATACGGTTGAACTATTGATTTCATGTAAAAAAAGCACGTCAGCATAAATTGGTATTAATGCTCCACAAAATAAACATAACAGATGTGATAACTCAATTTTATCAAGACGCTCTTTTATTCGCATTTTTTAGCTGCTCCATAAATACCCGTACAACAACTGTACAAGGGCATTTTATGGCAAGAATTACAAAAAAGGAATCAGCGTTACACATTCAAGTAATGGATCTCATTCACTCAGATAAGCAATTAACTCAAGACGATAAAGAGTTTATCTTCAACAACTACAAAGGCGATGGTATAGGGGCTACTGGTGCTTTCTTCACACCTGAAATGCTCGCATGGGATTTCATACTTGATGCTGGCTGTACTGGTCAGTGTATCGAACTATGTGCGGGTATAGGTCGCCTCAGCTACTACCAGTACTTGAGAAACAAGCCAACACACATTACCTGTGTTGAACTCAATCCTGAGTACGTAATGATCGGGAAGAGGGTACTACCAGAGGCAGAATGGATCATTGGTGACGCTCTCCAGTACTTACCAGACCGTTTCTTTGACGTTGCCTATGGCAATCCCCCATTCGGTAAGATCAACACATCAGAAGCGTATACAGGCCGTTATACAGGCTCAGAATTCGAATACAAGGTGATTGAACATGCGAGTACTTTTGCGTCTTATGGGGCATGGATAGTACCGCAAGGTTCCGCAGGGTTTAAATACTCTGGACATAGCTACTATGACGCTTCAGTACAAACAGCTAAGTACCAGAAGTTTGTTAATGATACGGGGTATACACTCCATCCTGGGGTAGGGATCGATACGAGCATATATAAAGATGAATGGAACGGTACAAAGGTGATATGTGAAAGCGTGCTAGTAGATTATGATGGCACAAATCTATGACGCTTATGAAGCCTGTACAGGCTGTACAGGCTTTTCTTTCATTCCCAAAAAATAGTGGCTTCTTTTCTCGGTTCGTTTACTTCCGTTCTCTTAACAGTAGCCACATGCTCCTCGGTTTTCCTCTTGATGAGATTATATGTTATTACTTCAATAGAATCCTGAAAACCACTTTCCTTTCTATGAACAAACTTTAATTCATATTCTGCAGATGGATACTTTTCAAAAAATTCTGAATCAGTCATAGTATGTTTCTCGTTATAAAGTTATACGTTCCGGTTCATTCACAAAGTACTGATTAATCACTTTAGCTATACCAGTTTCAGTATTGTCATCAATAACCAAATCAGCACACGCTTTCACTTCATCAACAGCGTTACCCATAGCAACACCCAGGCCAGCAGTCTCCAACATACTTAGATCGTTGAAATTATCACCAAAGGCCATAACCTGGCTCATAGATAAGCCTTGCGATTCTACCCATTGTGCCAGGCGTTTACCCTTACTGTTTCCGGCTTGTGCTATGTCTACTTGATCGTGCCAAGACCATTCGCAGGCAAGGCCAAGCTCACGCTCTACTATCTGACCAAAGCTATGTAGTTTTTCAGTATCAGAATCAGTAAGGGCGAATTTCCAGATAGCATCAACATTTTGCGATGCTTCACTAAGAGAGGGTACTTGTTTGAAGATTGGACGTTGTGACTCTGGAAGAGACTTAGCCCAATTTTCTGTACGGATAATATGCCCCGTTGGATTTTGATAGAACATGGCATCATCGGCATACATCAGACTATGAACATTGTAACTATCAAGTAGGTTTACTAATTGAGTAGCTTGTTCTGGTTGTAATGGGTCTGAGGCAATAACTCTTTTTTCGGCGTAATCGTACAATAAAGCACCGTTACAACATATAGCTGGTGTATTCAGTGCTAATGCCTGATAAAAAGGATGGATGGCTACAAAGTGCCGTCCGGTAACTATGACAACCTTTGCCCCTGATTTACGGGCATTCTTTAGGGCAGTTAATGAGGCTGGTAAAATAGTTTTTTCTGGCGTCAATAAAGTGCCGTCCAGATCAAGGGCGATTACCTGATAGTCCATGTAGTGATTCACCTGATTTTGGTATGTAGTTTTTCCGATAGTACACCGCTTTGCGGCTACGACGAAACAAGGTGAAGAGTCTTGTTGAGCACTGGAACAGCGTTGGATACTGGCGTATTGCTCTGGATGGGTGAAAATGTTGTAATAAGCGTCACACACTCAAATAAGTGCCATTACAACAAATTGCAGGTGTATCTAACGCCAGTGCCTGATAAAAAGGATGAATGGCAACGTGATGTCGACCCGTTACGATAAGGAGTTGATATCCCACTTCCTGCGCGCGTTTG